GCGTCCACCAGCACCACGCCCGCATCGTCGGGCGAGAGGGTCACGTTCGCCGCGACCGTGCGCAGGCCGCCGCCGAACAGGCGGTCGAGCGACTTGCGCAGTTGCGCGAGGTCGGCCTGGTCTGGCGCGAGGCCGGCGCGGAGGATGACGCCGATCAGCTCCTCCTGCACGCCGTTGAACCATTCGTAGCCGGGCACGGTCGGCGGGATGTTGCTGACCGGATCCCCGCCGGTGAAGAAGCCCGGCGTGCCGGGGGAGGCCGGCGGCGAGGGCAGCGCGACGGCTGCCGTGGGTCGGGTGACACGCTGCATCGTCAGGTGACCTTTCGCAGGATGGCGCGGCGGAGGTGGTTGGCGCCGTCGCCGGTCGCGGCGGCGGGCCATTCGAAGACGAGCGAGCCGTTGGCCGCCGACAGCCCGCCCGCGGAATAGGTGCTGACCACGCCGGCCGGCGTCGCCGCCTCGATCGTCGCGGTGTACGTGCCATCAGGCACCGCGAGCCGCAGCTCCTCCCCAGCTTCCAGCAGCAGGCCGAGCAGCCCGTATTGCGGCACGCCATTGCGCCGCGCGGCGAGCACCGGGACCGGCACGCTGGCGGTGAGGGGCGAAGCACCGCGGTTGACCACCGGGAACAGGAAGCGCGCGACGTAGCGCGGCGCGGCGCCGACGATGCCGTTGCCGACCAGCAGCAGCACGGCGACGTTGTTGGTGGACCCGTCGCTCAGCGTGCGCGTGACCGCGCCCTGCACCGGCCGGCCGAGGCCAGGCAGCGCGCTGATGAGGGTGAAGTCGGTGGTAATGGATGCGCCATTCAAGCCGCTGAGGCGCAGCTCCGGGCCGGAGAGCGTGAAGCCCTCGGCCTCGAGCAGCGTCACACCCACCCATGCGGAGATCACATCCCCGGTGCCGGCCGTAATCGGCAGCGCCACATCCCGAGTGGTGGCGTAAATGATGTTGGTGTCCGCCGCCGGCGTGCCGCTGAATTCGACATCAATGTAGGGCGCGCCATCCACGACGCCTTCGCCCAGCTTCGTGATGGTCCAGGTGCTGCCGACGCCGAGCGCCTGGAACCCGGCGGGCGTGCCGCCGATGCTGCCATCCCCCCAGGGGTTCGACGTTTCGTTGTAGGTCTGCCCTGCCTGGTAGTTGAAGCGCGGGACATTCGCGCCCATCGTCTCGGTCACGCCGCGATGGTTCAGCCGGTCGGCCGGCGCGGCCCGGGTGAAGGTGGCGCCCGCCGGCAGGCCGCCGAGGAAGTCCCACTCATCGGTGAAGGAGCGGAACAGCGGCACGGTATGCGCCGGCGCCAGCCGCCGCACCGCGCATTCATGCGGCAGGGTGGACCAGGCGCGCAGCGGCTGCTCGCAATCGTCCTCGCAGGTCGCCTCGGTCACCACGCGGCCCGAGCCCCAGACCTGGAAGGCGTGCGCCCAGGCCTCATCGGTGACGGGTTGCTCGCAATCCATCTCGCAGTTGTAGGTCTCGAACTCAACGACCGAGACGCGCACGCCGAATGCGAGCGAGACGGCCTCTATCGTCGCCGGCGTCGGCGCCAGGCGCTCAATCAGGCGAGCCACCACCGCGGCGCGGCGCTGCTCAAGCAGCGTCAGCCCGGCCGAGCATTCATCCGGCAGGCCGAGCAGCCTTTCCCAGTCGTCGATCATCTCGGCCGCGGTGCGCGGGTCCGCTTCCTCCCGCACGGCGGCGGCGCGGGCATCCACCCGCGCGAGCTCGGCCGCCGCCACGCCAAGCACGCGCTCGACCCGCCCGCCGGGTTCGCGCAGCAGTGCCGCGCCCGGCGGCAGCAGGGCCCGAAGCTGGGAGAGATAGGCGCTCGCGTCCATGCCTCAGGCCCAGGTGACGGTGCCGAGGACGGCGATCGTGCCCGTGGGCAGCACCACATCCGCCACCGGCGCCGACAGGATGTGCGAGACCTCCCCCGCCGCGGCCGAGATCGCGGCCGACAGCCGCGACACCCGCAGCACCCCGCCGGGATCGGCCTCGCGCACGAAGAAATCCGCCAGCTCCGCCAGCACCGCCGTGCGGATGGCCGTGCTGTCCGGGTCCAGGGCTATGGTCAGGTTTACGGCCTGCGTCGCCGGCGCGAAGACCGTGACGGCGGCGGTGACGGGCCGCTCGGCGTCGATTGCCGCCTGCACCGCGGCCACCAGCGGCGCGGCCGGGATGGCCCCGCCGGTGCCAAGAAACGCCACGCCGACGGTGCCGGCGCCCAGCATCCGCGGATAGACCCAGACGCGCTCGACCCCCGGCACCGCCCGCGCCCAGGCCTCGTAATCGGCGCGCGAACCGCCGCGCGGCGGGTTCTGGATGCGCGCCAGCAGCCGGGCGCGGAGCGCGGCATCGCCTTCGGCGTCCGCCCCCGCCGCGAGGCCGCCGGCCGCGACCATCGCGGCCGGTGCTATGCCGTCCACCGGTGCGAGCAGGGACAGCGCCGTCCCGGCGGCGGTGTTGCCCGCCGCGCCGGCCAGCACGGCCGTCACCACGCCATCCACCGTGCCGCCCCCGCCGATGGTGGCATCGGCATCCAGCAGGTACCGGGCATCGTCGCCCCGTCGCAGCTCGGTCCCGGCGGGGATCACGCGGCCGGCGATGCCGGTGAAGGTGACGCTGCCGGTCGCCGGCACCGCCGGCAGCCGCGCCACGCCCCACACCGCGGCGTGCCGGGCCAGCTCGGCGTCCTCGGCCGTGTCGGGCAGCACCTGGCGGGAAATCCAGTCCAGGTGGCCGTGCAGCTCGTGGCTCGCGATCGCGATCACGCGGACCAGCACTTCCTCCATCGACCGTCGCAGCCGCGCATCGGCGCCGGGCAGCGCGAGCGCGACCTCGGCCGCGAGGCGCTCGCGGATCTCGAAGGGTGAAGGGCGCGCAAAGGGCACGGTCAGAACCTCATGACGAAGGGGAACCGCTCGACCCCCGCCGGGGTCGCGATGGCGACAGCCAGGCCGAGCAAGCCGCGGTCGAGCCATTCGGCGCGGACATCCACGGCGGTCGCGAGGCCGGCCTCGGTCAGCCAGGCCAGGGCCTCGGCCGCGTAATCCTGGGCGCGGCGGCGCGTCTCCTCGGTCTGCTTCTCGCGGACCAGCAGCCACAGGCGCGACCCCCAGCGGTCCTCCGGCGCGAAGGCGTCGGCCAGCCAGCCGCGGCGGTCGCCGGCGGCGTCGTCGGGCAGCTCGTCATCGGCCCGCGCGCGGCCATCGACGAACAGGCTGAGGATGACGGCGGTGGCGAGCCCCTCCTCGGTGGCCAGGGCGCCCGCATCGGTCAGGGCGAGATCCCCGGCCAGCGTCGCGGCGTTCCATTCCAGGGCGATCATGGCTGCATCAGGGGCGTGGGCCCCGGCCCGCCGTGGTGGTGCGCGTTGTAGTCGTCCCGCATGCCGGACATGGTCATGCCGCCGCTGCCGCTGCGGTCCCGGACTTCGCCGGTGACGTTCAGCGCCGCGGTCGTCACGTGCAGCGCGGTGGCCGGTGCGGCGGTGGCGATCGCGCCCGTCATCTCGACCAGCGGGCTTTCCAGGCGGATCTTCGTGTCCGCCCGCAGGGTCAGGACATCGCCCTCGATCTCGATGGTCCGGTTCGCCTTCAGCGTGATGCGGTGGCCTGTCTGGTGCGAGTAGATGACCACATCCCCCGCCTGCAGGCCGGTCGGGCGGTAGCGGCGATCGTCCACGCCCATGATCACCGGGTGGTCCCGGTTGCCGCCCACGCACACCACCAGGCAGTCCGCGCCCGGCAGCGGATGGCTGCTGAAGCCGTAGGGCTGCACGCGCTCCACCCGGTCCCGCGTCTCCCCGGCCAGGAGCGTGACCTGCGCCTGCTGCAGACCGGCATCGTCCTGCACGGCGCCAAGCCGGCCGCGGCCGATGGTCAGCATCACGCGGCGCGCCAGCGGCGCCATGAAGCGGGATATGTCGTCGAGCGTCATGCCGGCGTCTCCCGTATGCGCTGCCAGGTCCGCCCTCCGTCCCGGCTCTCCTCGATCCGCGTCTCGAAGGGCGTGTCGGGCCGGTCCCCGCCGCGGCGCCGCGGCTGCTCGGGCAGCAGCGCATAGGCATCGACGGGGGCAAGGTCGAGCTCGGTCAGCGTCCCCTCATCCG